AATGGTGGTTAAGTCATTGCCAGTTCCACCAATAATAGAGGTAACAACGCTGTCGTTACCACCACCACCAACAATAGATGTTACTGGGGTAGTCACTGTTGGAGTCAATGTTCCATACTTAGGAACCTGTAAAGTGTTGCCCCAACGGTTGTTAGTTGCGTTGTAGATGTCTTGTGCGTTAACGCCATATTTATCAGCTTGCGCATTGATTGCGGCAGTGTTAGCTGTTGGGTTTTGAGCCGCCCAGTCTCTGATGTTTTGCTGTACTTGCTTAAGAGTAAAAGGAGTGCCATCAGAATTTAAATTGCCAGCCTGTACATATTGCATAGCAGGCGACATAGGCTCATTGCCTGTCTGGAATTGAGCCTGCATGTACTGAGGCGTGTTAAGCAATCTGTTTTGGTACTCAGTCTTGTAGGTATTGTACAAGGCTTGGTCAGCAGGATAGTTTGCTTTGTCAATGTTGTACTTGGCTAACAAATTGTCGTAGTTAGTTTGCGCTTTAGTAAGGTCGTCACCAGTCAAAGCATCGGTGGCTACGGGACGAGTCCCGGGGTTTATGGGCACGCCCGTCCCCGAGTAATTTAAACTCGGAGTCGCCACCCCAAACTGCTTCATCAATCGATCAAGTTCAAATCCCATGATGCTTCCTTAATTAACCACCAAGGGCGTTTAAGCCTTTGTATGTGTACAAACCTGTTGCTAACTGTTGCAACGCTGATGGCGAATATGTCGCGCCTGTTGTTTGACCAGTATTAGTCGTTACTTGTGGCGTGATCGGAGCCATTCCACGAATCTGTGTGCTCAAGAAATCAAGCTGTTGTTTAGGGTAGTTTTGCTGATTGATGTACTGCTGTTCAGCCGCAGTCAACTGTCGTTGCATCTGACCTTGCTGAGCCGCACCAGCCGCTTCCAGAGCCGCAGTATCTGCGTAACCCATACCTTGTGCTTGCTGAGCCATACCAGCCACATTCTGCAAGGCTGACATCTGACGCTGATAATCCTGAGCCTGTGCCGCTTGAGCCGCTTGTGCCGCAGACAATCCAAACTGTTGCTGAGCCTGTCCAGCAGTTGTTTGAGCCTGACCTAAATTAGCCAAGTTCTGAGCTTGTTGTCCAGTCAATTGACCAGTTGTCTGACCAAGATTTGACAAGTTTTGCATTTGTTGACCTGTCAGTTGACCTGTCGTTTGACCAATGTTTGCCAAGTTCTGCATCTGTTGAGCAGTCATTTGACCAGAGGTTTGACCAAGGTTTGTCAGGTTCTGTTGCTGTTGACCAGTCAATGAACCAGCAGTCTGTGCAAGGTTCTGGTACTGACCAGCACCCTGTAGAACACGAGACAAGTCTGCGCCAGAAATACTACCCACAGTGCCTGCCAATTGAGCTTGACGAGCAAGGTCTGCCTGAGATGCTGACAAAGCCTGACCATAACCCTGTTGAGCCGCTTGTGCTTGTTGGTTAAGAACAGCTTCCTGTGTATCACGCAATGCGCGTGAGCCAAACTCACCCATGCGAGTACCACCAAATTGACCTGCCTTAATAAATTGATCAGACACAGCAGGTAACAGGTTCTCACTCAAATTACGAGCACCCTGTTTAGCAATCACATCCATGACGCTTTGCTGATAAGGGTTAGTGTACTGACCAATACCTGAAGCGGCGCTTTGAGCGGCGGCTGTCAAGTAAGGGTTAGCGGCGCTTAAAGCCCTGTCTGATAATGCTTCAGCAGTTGTTTGGCTAGATTGTTGCATGTACGGACTAGCCGCACCCATGATGTTTTGTTGACCAGCTTGAGACAAATATGGTTGCGAAGCTCCCACGATGTCCATTGAAGAAGCTCTATTCAATAAAGGGTTTGCCGCGCCAATAACATCCATTGATGCGGCTCTGTTTAATAGTGGGCTTGCCGCACCCACCATGTCCAACTGACCTGCTTTATTGAAATAACCTTGACCTGCGTTTAAGTTTTGATCAACCAAACCTTGACGCAAATATTGATTTTGCGCAGTCTTCAATGCGTCAGCAGTTCCCTTTGTAGAAAAGTCTTTCATGCCTGAAGAGGCATAGTTCATGTCACCTTTCCACGCGCCTTGCTGGTCTTGTACCTGCTTGTAGGCTTGTTGCTGGAGTGGCGACAACTCAGCCACAGTTGGCAAACTGTAAGGCTGGTAAGGCGTGTTAGCTACATTTGTAGCAACCTGAATTTGGTTGTAAATTGCATCCTGCATCCACTTTGGAGTCTCAGTGGAAGAGGTGGTATACGAAGTCGCCGTTTGTGGCGAACCTTGAAAAAGACTTCCCATTACATGGCTCCCTTTAGGTATGCAAGAGGTGATTTAGCGTTAGGGCTGAATTTGCCTTTGGCAAGCTGGCGACCCTTTTGTTTGCGCAATTGGCTACGCATAGCGTCAAGGCGCTCGGCTCCAGCTTTTGTGGAACCATCCCCTAGAAGTGCAACTGTTTCAGCATCCATCACATATTCACCATCAGAGAGTTTGGCATCAATGGTGTCATCTCGACCTGAGCCTGATCCACGAGCCATATAAGCAATCTGTGAAAGCGCTCCTCCTCGTGCTAAACCCGCAGGACGCTGGACGGTCATATTATATGCGCCACCAGTGATTTGAGGCCATGCCTGCGCCATATATTGGCTTAAACCTAAACCAGCATTGTTGGCATCTTGTTGCATGCGGTTCCAGTCCCACTGGATAGATGGGCGGTTAAAATACTCTTTCTTTTCAGGAGACATGGTGCTGACTGCCTGCTTAACATCAGGAGGAGCACTGTTCAAACTGCCTAACAAAGTAGCACCAATAAGGGCGTTCTTCATTGTGAAAGGGCTAGAAGTCCCTGTTTGTGCGCCTGTTTTAAGTTGACCAAGTGGGGATTGTGCTGGCGCATTAAGACCAGCACCCATATCTTGAGCACCGTAACCTCTAGTCGCAACAGGAGGGGCTGGGTTTGTCAGTGAGTAGTCAACAGCAAAGTCGGCTGGGCCTTTATACCCAATTTTGCCTGTCATAAAATCAGTTGTACCAACTCCAGCTTCTGGCACACCACTATAAGAGTAGTCGCCACCTTTAGGCATTTTCAAGCCTTCAAGCACAGCGTCTGATGGCTTAAGACCTAAGCGGCTAGATTCAGCAGGCTTAGCCATGCTTGTTGCAAGGCCAGCCAAACCACCACCAATGATGGCTGATTTAGGGTCGTAGCCAGCAGTAATCATGTTGCCAAACTGTTTACCACCAGCGCCAATTGAAGCGTTGCCAGTCACATCACCAAGTGCTTGACCAGCATAAGTACCTAAAGCTCCAGTAGCCGCACCTTTCAAGAAACCTTGACCAGATGCCATTCCAGCCGCACCACCAACTAAAGCGTTCCCAAGCAGGTTTTGACCTGTTGCGCCTAAGTTCAAGCCCATGGCGTTGTTGGCGGCAGAACCAAAATAGTCGCCAGCACCACCACCCAAACCACCTAGCAAAGCGCCTTTGAGGGGGTCACCACCAGTGAGGGCGGCAGTACCACCACCGATGACCGCACCGCCGACCATGGTAGCCGCAGTGCCTGAGAAGCCCATTGCGGAGCCGATTGCCGTGCCCGCCCCGGGGACGATAAAGTCCAACGCAATCGGCAACGCCACCGCCAAAAACTTCTTCAAATTAAAGTATTCAGGATAGCCTGTGCGCGGGTTGATTGTCCCTGAACCCCCCATGCGCTCAAGCATCTCAGCCTCGCGTGGGTTGATGTGCGCCATCATTGTGTCGCCATGCCTACCCATCCCAGCCAGACCACCCCTAGCGTATCCTTTTTGCTTCGTGCGCTCCTGCATGCCATACAGCAAAACCAACAGGGAAATGATCACCACAGGATCAAACTGCTCAGGCAGGTCACCCTCTTCAACCATGTCATCCTGCACTGCGGACGCAACAATCTCAGGATACTTGTCAGGGTTGTTCAGCGCAAACTCAAGCAACTTGACTAACTCGTCCAAGCCCTCTGTCGTGATTGGCATGTCCCCAATTTGATTTTCAAGGGTCAGTATTGCCTTAGAAAACCGTGGGTCTTGTTTTGCAATTTGAAGAATCTGTTGCTTATCCATTTGTCACTCCAATTAAGACAGCGATTGAGCAAACCGCTCAGCCCAGTCACGCCAATCATCAAAATCGTAAGGCAAAGGAAAGTTTCTGCCTAGCGATGTATTGTTTAAAAACTGCATAGCCCAGTTCTGCCAGTCATCCCCATCAAGTCGACTAAGCGCCCCATAGCTGTCCAGATCGAGTGCAATCTGGTCAGCCCAGTCATGGAGCGACATATAGGAGGGGCGTGTAATCGTGGTCATCCAAGCACCGTCCTGTCGCCAGAATCAATGTGTCCAATGATCTGACCCATCTGATAGTTACCACCCACAGCATTGGACTCAAAGCGCACACGCAACTCTCGGCGCTGTTCTTTAAGCATCACAATCTGTTGATAAGGCTCAGACGCTGTCTCAGGGAATGAGAACACGCTACTAAAAACTTCAGGCGCACGAGCGTTAGCGCGACCTGTGACCTGCACGGTCATGGGGCCATTCTGAATAAAGTCAGGCTCAATTTCAGTGATTCGCAAATACTCGTTCTTGCCCTGTGGCAGTGAGGATAAGTCTGCTGTTTCAAAGTAGGACTGAATTGGTAATGTTGATTGACCTTCAATAGCATCAACACCTTGCTCATGAATCCACACACGATAACCACTTGTTGTAGGAATACAGTCTGTCAACAAAGGTGCGGCAAATCCATTATTGTATCCACCAGAGGCTCGACCAGAGGCAGGCAGTTCTGTGTCATACCAAGAGTTTTCGCGCACATTGTAAATAATGGCATGTGTGCATTCAGTTGCTTCACCCCTTGGATAGCACCACCAGATTTCGCCAAAGTGAGGCACTTTAAATGCAAAAACTTTAGCGCGATGGGCTGGGTTTACATTGTCAAAGAAGTAGTTTAAGTTCATAGCATTAGGCACTTCACGCACCACACCGTTGAACATTAAAAAGCGGTCAACACCACACCAGAAGAACACGCCATCGTAGTCCACCACACAGTCAGGTGACATGATGGAGGTATCTGTTGCAATGGTGTCAAACTGGAATACGGTTGCACCACCTGTAAAGGTCGCACGGATCACAGCGTCATAAGCCCAAAACAAACCTGCTGGCGCTGATCCAGAGCCTGCACGCAGTGGCATACCCTTGACAATCTTTTGACCCCATACACGAGCTATGCCTGAGCCTGAGCCACTTAGATCAGTAAAGTCGCCACCAACAGACCAGCCCACAATACCAGCAGTACCGTAGTAAAACAGGTAGGGGAACAGCATCACAATGCCACCAGTGGTGTTAGCACCTGCGGGCAATGGAATCTCAACTAAGGGGGCGGTTCCAAGCACATCACCATAGAAAATCTGACCACCAGTGTCGTTACAAACACACTGCAAATTAGGCGCTACATGCGCAATGATGGAGTTGTATGTGGTTGATGCGTCATACGATGTCTGGAACATCCATTGGTTGTAGGGAGAACTAACCAAAGCATTTGCGCCACCAGCCATGTTAGTTACTGTGGTTGTGATCGTTGTCGTGTTAGCCACCACCACAAAACCGTTAGTAGCTTGCCCAGCAGTTGCGGCTGTGATGGTGATTACCGCTCCAACAGCAACAGCAGAATAGTTTGGCGAAGAAGTAAAAGCGGTAATGTTTGCCGCAACAGCCGTAGCCGTTGTAGCCAAGTCAGTTGTGAACGAAACAGAACCTGATGTAATTGTCACGCCGTTAACTGTGACGCTGTTAACTGATCCAGCCCCACCACCAGTCAAAGTAACTGTTCCAGTTGCGCTAACAGCGACAGGGGTTCGGTTGCTGATAACTGAACTGTTTGTAGTTGCATCAATCGTAAAACGCTCAACCGTAGATGCGCCTGCTGAATGACAATACTGTAAGCTCTGCTGAGTAAAGCTATTAAACCCGCGAGAAATCTCTGTCAAGTATTTGTTGATTGAGCGATACCCTAGAATCTTTCTAGGCAAGCCACGCTGAAACCTGACCCACTGTCCGTCAATGTAAAAGTCACCATCGTACCTAGTACCATCTCGCTTAATACCAGCAAGAGACTTCAGGACTATCGTGGATTCTGGCATCAGTAAGTCCCACCATTAACAACACCAGCAGGAGCTACACCCAAAGCAGTCCATGCCGCTTGTTGGTTAGCCGCCTCAAAAATTGGAATACCAACCGCAGTTCCACCAAGGTTAATCAAAGCCGCGCCTGCTGTAGTAGCTCCTGTGCCACCTTGTGCAATTGTGATTGGATAGCTTGCTGTTGTGGTATCAGCGTCAACCACATCACTACCATCGCAATAATAAATACCTCGAGTGCCTTGACCAACCGCAAGACCAGTTCCTGCTGAAGTTTTAACAGTCAGTGTGTAAGCACCAGTTGTGGCATTATCAATCCAATATTGCTGAACAGTTGCAGGGACAACCACAATTCTGTTACCAGTCAGCAAGCCTGTAAACTTATACACAATACGGTTAAGTTCTGAGCCTGTCAGTGTGTAAGTTCCAGAGCCAGCAATGCTGATCACTGTGTAGTCAAACACAAAGACAGAAGCCTGACCAAATCCTAGCGTGTAGAAGTTTGAGCCATCGCTGATAATCACAGACGACTCAGTAGGCTGGTAGGCTTTTGTTGCTAAACCGTCAATGGTATTGACACCAGAAGGTGTAAGCACAACTTGACCGCCACCTGAGTTACGCAAGTACATGAACCAGTTGTTGCCCACTGTAGCGGCGCTAGGCAGTGTCAGAGTTCCTGATCCTGTTCCTGTCCACAAATACATTTTTGCGCGGTCTGAATCGCCTGCTATGTAGTTTGTGTTGAATTGCGTAATAGGAACAGACTGAGACAACAATGTGCCTACAGCCACAATGCCAGTTCCAGCCAAAGCAGAGGCGTTAGCTTCGGATACCGTAGCGCCAAACTGCAATGACTCCCACAATCCGTTTGTGGTGGTATTGCTAGTTAAATAAATCTGATACACCGTCCCAGCGGCAATTGATGCTATTTGCGTGCCACCAGCGTTTTTAACTAAGAAAGTTTGAGCGCCTTGGTTGTTAAACAGGATTGTGTTACCAACGCCACTTTTTTGCGCATCAGGCAAGAAGATTGACCTGCCAGCGTTTGATGCAGTCACATCAATGATGCGGGTTGCTAGGTTAGTGTTAGTCGAGGTTTCCTCGGGCCAACTTAGCGTCACATCCGTAGTTGTCAGCGTTATGGCGCTGTAGCTTATTTCGCTTGGGTAGATGTTTGCTCCACCAAAGACATCTGTATAGATAGGCATTACGCTTCACTCCTAGTTGCTGTGCGATCCATGATGCGCTTCAAGTCTTCGCCATTGAGCGCTTGCGCCGCACGGTCATACATGGCTTGCCAAGTTTGAATGCGCTCGTCCTTCTTTAAGAACGGAGTCGCCTCAAGCAAGGTTGCATACAGCAACACATCTGGTGCGTATTCAGTAAGCCAGTTGGTTTGTAAGTCATCGCCCAGAAGGGCAGGTTGTTCGTAGTACAGGACTTCAAGAGTCTGCACCGTAGAAGGTGTTGGCGTTATCAGCCAGTTTTGATAGTCG